GTATAAGCATCCAGACTTTGACGAGCATCTTGAGAATAGAAAACTTGTTTATACTGGTGGAAGTGAAAAGTGGTTTGCAGGAATGCCAGAGACTGTGAATCGAAATATCATTCAAGCAAGAAGAATGACTAGATACTTGAAAAAGGGTTTTGATATTGACGACGAAAACATAAAAAGGATTTTTAAAAGAGATTGTTCAGGTTGTATTTGGAGATAAATATGGAAACTTTTATAACAAACGCAGGGACAAAATTAAGAGTTCACGATAGAGAAAGGTGTGAGGGAGAAGTATGTATCATTCACAATCCATCCGATCATCACATGAGAGATTGGCTCTTAATTTGGAGAGATGATAGAGGGTGTTTTGAAAGAGTTTGTTCTTGCGGGGTAGGTCACCCTGATCCAGATGACCGTAATCATGATGGGGTTCATGGGTGTTGTGGGTGTTGCAAGAAAAATATTGAAATATGAAAGTTGAATTATTGAATCATTTCGGGGACGATCTCATGGTCGTCAATGCTGCAAGAGTCAGTTACGGAAAAGAAAAGCTGGATTTTGATGAGAAAGACTCAAAACTAATTAAGTTTTTGGTTGAACACAAGCACGTTGCACCATTTAGACATCCACAACTTCAATTTAGAATTGAATGTAGTATTTTTGTCGAGAGACAGTTATTCAAACATCAGGTTGGTTTATCTGCGAACAGTATCAGTGGTAGATATGTTGATTTTAGCGACAAATATCACGAAACCAGCGAGTTAAGAAAGCAATCTAAATCTTCCAAGCAAGGCAGTGAAGGATTACTCGACAGACCAGACCTTATCGAAAAGATGAAAAATCATGTAGAGTCATCCAAAACTCTCTATAAAGAGCTTTGTGATGCCGGTGTAGCGAAAGAGCAAGCTAGAGTGATCCTTCCGTTATGTTTGGAGACTCAGTTTATGTGGACAGGATCTCTTTTAGCTTATATTCATTTATGGAACCTTCGACTTAAATCTGATGCTCAATTGGAGACTAGAGAGATTGCTCAGATGATGCTTGACATGGTGAAAAATATAGAAGGAAATCCTTTTGAACATACTATTGCTGCTTTTGGACTATGAACGAAAAAACATCTAAAACAATTGTTGGTCTTGCTGGAACGCTTTTGCTTGCAACTGCTGGCTGGATTCTCTCAAATACTCTTGAAATCAAACAGGAGGTAACAATCATGCGTAAGGAGCTTGACAAGGTGTATTCCTCAGATTGCCCTTATTGTGTTCATGCTCTTCACTCTTCGATGAGCGAACATCCTTTACTTGCCCCTACAATCAAGAAGGCACACAAGCATCTTGAAGATGGAACTGTTGTATTACTGAATGATTAAATGAAAAACTACAAACTAACAGAAAAGAACACAGATAATGGTTTTGCCGTTATTCAAATCACTGAAGGTGAATTCAAGAATGTTGAATTTGCATTTGGAAAAATCACCTTTAACGAAGACGATGAAGAAGATAATTGTAAGCTCACATTTGACCTTGAGGTTATCACACCACCCAAAGGAAAGACTTGCCAAGAGGCAGAGAGTATGTTAGAATTGCAGGACACAGTTGGAAAGATTCTAATCAACATCTTGGAAGAACACGTAGAGAATGAGCAGCAACCTAACACCCCTAATTCTTAGAAACCTAATCCAAAACGAATCGTTCTGTCGCAAGGCGATTCCCCATATCAAACCAGAATACTTTGAAGGGTCTTCTCGCACTGTCTATGAGTTGATTCTTCGCTTCATTACAAAATACAGTAAGCTTCCAAACTCATCTGCCATTCAGATTGAGTATGAGCAGTCAGACTTCAGTAAGACAAACGTCGAGGAAGTCGTTGATGCTATACAGTCGCTTTCAGAGCAAGAAGATGGTGTCAATGAAGACTGGTTGCTTGACTCTACTGAGAAGTGGTGCAAGGACCGTGCTGTATATCTGGCAATCATGGAGTCGATTCAAATCATTGATGGTAAGACCAAAGACAAAGCAGAAGGAGCGATTCCAGATATCTTGAGTAAGGCACTTGCAGTGACCTTTGATACCAATGTTGGTCATGACTACATTGAGAATGCCACTGACCGTTATGAAGCATATCATCGTGTTGAGGAGAAGATGCCCTTTGACCTTGAGATGTTCAATACTATTACCAAGGGTGGTCTTCCCAAGAAGACACTGAACATTATCCTTGCTGGTACTGGTGTGGGTAAGAGTCTGATGATGTGTCACTTTGCTGGTGCTGCTCTTCAGCAGGGTAAGAATGTTCTGTATATCACAATGGAGATGGCAGAGGAGAAGATTGCTGAACGTATCGATTCAAACCTCTTTGATATCTCTCTGGATGACCTTGGGGATGTTACCAAGGACATCTTTGATTCCAAGATTAACAACATCCGACAAAAGACTTCTGGTAAGCTTGTTGTCAAGGAGTATCCTACAGGTTCTGCTCATGTCGCACACTTTCGAGCACTGCTGAATGAGTTGAAGATGAAGAAGAACTTTGCTCCTGATGTCATCTTCATTGACTATCTGAATATCTGTGCTTCCAGTCGTGTTCGTGGACTTGGTGGTTCCATCAATACCTACTCCTTTGTCAAGGCAATTGCAGAGGAGATACGTGGTCTTGCAGTGGAGTTCAATGTTCCTATCTGGTCTGCTACTCAGGTTACACGAGAGGGGTTCAAAAGTTCAGATGTTGACTTGACAGATACCAGCGAATCCTTTGGTCTTCCAGCAACTGCTGACTTCATGATTGCAGCAATCAGTAACGATCAACTTGCCTCTAAGGGACAGCTTATGATCAAGCAGCTAAAGAATCGATACAATGACCCGCAGAGAAACCAGAAGTTCTGTGTGGGTATTGACCGTTCCTTTATGCGTCTCTATGACCTTGAGGATGCCACTGCTGGTATCATTCAGAGTAATCAGCAACAACAACAACAACCGACTCAGACTCCGTTTTCATCAGGTGGATTGGACACTTCAGGGTTGAAGATTTAAAATGTATAAATAGTCTCATATATCACATTTTCAATTGTAATTTATGGGAACTATGCTATCTTTTAAAGAATACCTATCGGAAGCAGACGTAAAAATAACTGCCGCAGACTACGAAAACTTCATCACCGTTGCCTTTAACGGTGGTCCTCACAAAGATAAAGAAACCCCTATTAAGAGCATGGATGCCTATGAAGAGGCTCTTCCTGCTCTTAATAATATTGTTCAGGCACTCACAAAGGCTGGATTTAAGGGTAAGATGATCCAAACTGGCAAGAGTGTTGGTAAGCTGAATCCAAAATGGCTTGGTAAGGACGGCACACCAAAATCTGATATGGTTGTCGGTAAGCATGGATTGTCTCTCAAAAAGAGGGGTGGGTCACAACTAATGTCTGCAAAACAAGCAGAAACAACATCAACATTCAATGCTGCTGTTGAATTCATGGATGAAAACGCCCCAAATAATGCACAAAAACTTGCTAAAAATATTTCAAGTTTGATGGAGGAGTTCGCGGTTCCGAAAACGATTGGTAATATTGGTGACTTCATAAAGAAAGCCAAAGGTAAAGAGAAGATTACCAGCAAAGACCAAAAGAAGTTAGCAGATCAGTATCTTAGTAAGGGCAACGTATTCAAGAAGATGACCGAGGAGGTTAAGGACTTCTTTGAAGATAATGTTGATTTCAAAAACTACTTTGTTTACGAGGCTGCTACGGGTGCTAACAAGTTTAAGGGTGATACTCTTCCTGCTGCCGCCGATTACATTGTTGCCTTTGATGAAACAAGTGGAGACACTTCAATCCATCAAATTTCAAAGGGATACGGCAAAATGGGCAACTACATTCCTAAACTTGCCGCAACAAGCAAAGTGCGTTTTTCTTGGAAAACTCACAGCAGCAAATCTCAAAAAACCTTCCCATCGTTTCGTGCTGATGTGAGAGAGTCTGCTGAAGGCGAAACTACATTTGAAAGTATGTTCAATGAAGAGTTTGACTCCTTGGAAGAGGGATTTCTTGGTGACATCTTCTCAAAAATCGGGGGATTCATTAAGAAGGTAGCAAAGAAGATTGTTGAACTTGCAAAGAAAGGTATCTCTGCAATTTTGAAATTCTTTGGTCTGGTTCCTGATAAAATTGAAGTTTCAAATGTAGTTATCGTATGAAGACATTTTTAGAATATCTATTTGAATCTAAGGTAGGTAAGAACGTGCATATGACGCATTTGGAGGATGCTATCATCTATGGTGGAGTCTCTGGTGCTCGCCAAGCTATCTTTGCTCTTCGTTCCCTGAGAGATATGCTTGCTGGTAACTCATCCAAGGAGGTTGACATTACCGTGAAGTGGGATGGTGCTCCTGCTGTTTTTGCTGGTCAAGATCCAAGAGATGGTAAGTTCTTTGTTGCCAAGAAGGGTATCTTTAACAAGGAGCCAAAGGTCTACAAGACAGATGCAGAGATTGATGCAGATATGTCTGGTGACCTTGCAGCAAAGATGAAAGTTGCACTTGCTGAACTTCCCAAGCTTGGTATCAAGGGAGTCATTCAAGGGGACATCATGTTCACGAAGAGTGACCTGAAGAAAGAGACCATTGACGGTGAATCCTACCTGACATTTCAACCTAATACCATTGTGTATGCGGTTCCTGCAAGCAGTGCCTTGGGTAAACAGATTTCCAAAGCCAAGCTTGGTGTGGTCTTTCATACCGCATATGCTGGTAAAGACTTTGAGTCCATGACTGCTTCCTATGATGTGGATGCATCGAAACTCAAGCAAACACCAAGTGTCTGGTTTCAAGATGCAGGTCTTCGTGATCTATCTGGTAAAGCACTCCTGAACTCCAGTGATACTGCAAAGGTCCAGAAAGCACTCTCTACTGCTGGTAAGATCTTTCAGAAGATTTCTGGTTCTACTCTCCGTGAGATTGAGGGTAATCCTGAATTGGCAAAGACAATTGAGACTTTCAATAACACCTATGTTCGTAGGGGGGAAGAGGTAACGAATACCAAGAAGCATGTCCAGAACATGATTGCTTGGGTTAATGATAAATATGCCAAAGAAGCAGAAAAGAGAAAGACCGAGAAAGGTAAGACTGCTGTTGAGAAGAGAAGGGATGAGTTTCTGAAGTTCTTCTCACAGGAAAACCAGAAGAACCTTGACTTGGTTTTTCAATTGCAGAATGCAGTAGTTGTGGCAAAGAAACTTATCATTGCAAAACTTGATGATCTCAAGAAACTGGATACATTCGTTCGCACGAAGAATGGATTTCGTGTCACTGGTCAAGAGGGATTTGTCATTGTTGATAGACTTAATGATGGAGCAGTCAAACTGGTGGATAGACTGGAATTCTCCCAACTGAATTTCAGCCCTGATATAATCAAGGGTTGGCAGAGGTAAATGAACAAATTTCATTACACATATGAATACACCGCCATTCAATTTTAAACGAGGTAGACTTAAGATGGGAACACTAGAATGAAATCAATCAAAGAACTCAGAAACGAACTTAACGAATCCAAGCAAGAAGACATTGCAGACCTGAAAGCACTTCTCAAGAATCCTGACCCAAAGGTTGCTAAGAACTATGGTGGAATTGATGGATATAAGAAGATGCTTCAGAGCAAGATTGATAGGTTGATGAAGGAAGAGACTGAGGAATCCGTTGAGTTGGATGAAGCACTGACACGCGCACAACGTATCAAGCGTTCACAGATTGCCAAGCGTAACAAGGCAAAGATTCAACGTGCTCTCAAGAAGGGTAAGAAGAAGAAAGCTTCAACCGAAACACTCCAGAAACGTGCCAAGAAGAAAGCAAGAGACTTTCTATACACCAAGCTGTTGAAGGGCAGAGACCGTGCTGATGTTTCTTTTAGTGAACAAGAACGCATCGAAAAGAAACTAGATAAGATGCAGGGTGCCATTAATCGTATTGCCAAGAAGCTCCTTCCTAAATTGAAGAAAGCAGAACAGGAGAAGTTTAAAGCAAAGAGTGAAAAATGAAATCGTTTAGTCAATTTACAGAAGAAAAGAAGAAGACCTTGGTGACTGCCTTTGGTCGCTTCAATCCACCAACCATTGGGCACCAGAAGCTCATTGATATGGTTGCCAAGGTTGCTGGTAAGAATGATTACCAGATTTATCCTTCTCAGTCACAGGACGCAAAAAAGAATCCACTGAGTTATAATGACAAGGTGAAGTTCATGCGTAAGATGTTTCCAAAACATGCTCGTAACATCTACATGGACAAGAATGTCAAGATTGCACTTCATATTGCTGATCGTGCATACAAGGAAGGTTATACAGAATTCGTCTATGTTGCTGGTTCTGACCGTGTGAATGAGTTCAAGGTCTTGTTGAACAAATACAACGGCAAGGAAAGAAAAGATGGATTCTACAACTTCAAGGATGGTATTCAGGTCGTCTCTGCTGGTGAAAGAGATCCTGATGCGGGGGGTGTTTCTGGCATGTCAGCATCTAAGATGCGTGCCGCAGCAGCGGATAATGACTTGGAACTATTTGCCACTGGTCTTCCCAAGAACTTTGGAGAAGTCCAAGAACTCTTGAATGCTGTTCGGAAGGGCATGGGGCTGAAAGAGTCCTTTATCTTCCGAAAACACATCGCGCTTCCAAAGGTAAGCGATATCCGCGAACAATACACTGATGGTAAACTCTTCAATGTCGGTGATATTGTCACCAAGGGTAATGTTGAGTTGGTTATCACTGAACGTCGCCCAAACTTCGTGGTCTGTGAAGATAGCACTGGTGAAGAAAGCAGGTGTTGGTTGGAGGATATTCAACCCAAGAAGGAAATGGAAGAAGGAGTCTATGACCCTGCCATTTTCAAGGCAGTGTTCCTTGCTGGTGGTCCCGGTTCTGGAAAGTCCTTTACTGTTGGTAAGACTGCTCTTCCTGCTCTGGGTATGAAGGTTGTCAATAGTGATGACAAGTTTGAAGCAGCACTCAAGAAGGCAAACCTTGAGATGACTCCAGAGGTTATCTACTCTCCTATTGGTCAGACAATTCGCAAGGGCGCCAAGGAACTTACTGCCAAGCAGATGAAGCTGTTTCTCGATGGTCGTCTTGGTCTTGTTATTGATGGCACTGGTAAGGATTATGATAAAATCAAAAAGCAAGCTGATAAACTCAAGGAGTTGGGTTATGAGGTTGCCATGATTTTTGTCAACACCGATGTTGAAACTGCATTGAATCGCAATCGTGCAAGA